CTGCAGACCAAACAGAAACCGCAGACAATGGCGTAGTATATAAGAAATTTGGCGATGAGTTAGAAATTGATGTATCCAATTACGACGGAACCTCTATTTTTAAATTCGCACCGCGAACATGGGAGGTTACTGCGGAAACCAAGAAAACAATTAAAACTGACAAAAAGGTTGTATTATTGTTAAACGCTGACAGCCTACTCAATAATCAAGGCGGTGAGGCAGTACATCAATTCTCTGAGCATGAATATGTAGCTACCCCAGAGTTAGTAGTATGCAAATGTCAAACCGCTGTATCTGGCTTATATATTAGTATTGCTGGTGAAGGCTATCGCTTCAGTTATTTCAGTATGGGTGATAAACGCAATCCATACTTTGTTTGGGATATGAACCAAAACAAATATGTAAACAGCGCCACAGAAACACTTTAATAGTAATATAAGGGGAAACAATGCAAGTAATAACAGAATTTCTATGCGAGGCCTGGCGAACACTGACAGACTCATTCGCTATTAAAGCCTTGCTTGCTGTAGTGGCAGAGGTTGGCATATATGTGCTAGGGCTCAAACATGTGCAAGTACTAGGGGTATTCATTATACTGGTATTCCTAGACCTTATCACACGTTGGGCGGCTATAGGTTATCAAATGCTTATTGATATGGGGGCAAGCCCAGAAAATATAAGCGGCTACGATAAATATATCGCCATTCCTGTAGCATGGGGTAAGGGGCTTATTAATTCGAAGCATATGAGAAAGCCTTTTGTTACAAAGGTGCTAACATATTGCTTAGCGACAGCTGGGGCTTATTGTTTTGATTTTATGGCTGGGAACTACGCCTTTGCCGTAAATCTAGTGTGGCTATATCTTGGCTCGGTTGAGTTCCTGTCTATCCTCGAGAATATGAGGGACGGAGGAAATAGCACAATCGCAGGGCTTTTGGATGTAGTGCATTCTAAAATTGACATGATTTTAAAGAAATAAAGGTTTGTAAGCCACGCTTACATTGTGTGGCGTGGCTTCCGTGTTTGAATTTTAAAAATAACGATAAAAGCACTATAAAATTATCGTTAAAAGCAGAAATAGAGGTGTATATAATGAAAATTGGCACATATTTTGATGATTACGAATTTTCTTGCAACTGTGAGCGTCATGAGGTGGATGAAAACGGCCATAATGTGCTAGATCACATTATCGACAAAAGACTGGTGGAATTATTAGATGCAATTCGTGAACGTTTAGGGGTTCCGTTATATATCAATAGTGGCTACCGTTGCCCTGAACACAATGAGGAAGTAGGGGGCGTGCCTAATTCTCAGCATGTAGAGGGGACAGCAGCAGACATCACATACGATGGCATTGATGTTGATTATCTTGCACAGATTGCCGAAGAATGTGGTGCCGATGGTATTGGCAAATACTATAATCAGGGCTTCGTACACGTTGATGTACGAGGATATGCAGCACGCTGGAATGATTTGGATTAAAGGGGGTTATTATGTATGCAAAAATTAAGACATACCTCGAAACGCTTAAATCTAAGGTTACTATGCAGCGCCTTATTATTGGTGCTATTTGTGTGCTGTTCCTCTATGGCATTGGCAGCCTTGCAAGTGGATATTTCACAGCCAGAGCCAACTATCAGCGTGCCATTGAGCGATTGGAACAAACTCAAAGAGCGCTTGATGATAGCCGACGCCTCAATCGAGAGCTCAACAAACTCATTGAAACAAGCCGACAGCTTAACAATGACGCAGGCGACCGAATTAAAAGAATTGAGGATTATCAACAGCGAGAGGGCGAAAGCCTTAACCGAATTGAGAGCAATCAACGAGAAACAGGGTCAAGAATTAGCGAAAGCCTCGAACAAAATAATAGAGCAAGAGCAGAGCTTAACTCTAGCCTCGAACTCATTAGACGAATTGAAGAACGAAATCAAAAACAATAGACGAACAGAGCAACGCCTAAGACGGCAACGTGATACATGGGCCGCTGGTGGTGTGATTGGTTTTCTAATTGGTGCAGCTGGCGCTATTCGATGAAATCGAGGTGATCCAATTATCTCCTGAGCATGAGCAGGTGGACTCATGGATTGATTTCAAAAGATTATCGAAAGAATGGCAAAAGATTAAAAGAGCCTACTAACTTAGAAAATATCTAGGTTAGTAGGCTCTATTTTTATTTGTAAAAATCAAAATAAATACTTGCTTTTATACACGATATAGGGTATAATAAAAATGTAAGGAGGTGATAAAAGTGGACATAATAGAAAAGCTAACAAGTTTAGCAAATGCGTTAACGCCACTGGTACTGGCACTAGCAATACTAAAACTTGTTAGCAAGGAGTAGTAAAAAGCAGGCGGGTGAAAGCCCCGCCACCTTTTCAACATCATTGTAAATCAACGAGGTGAATTATGCAATATTTAGAATGGCTGATTAATATAGTAACTATTATTGTTTTGATACTAGCAATTAAACGTTTAGTTAGAGGGTGATGAAATTGAAATTTGAACTAGATGATATTATGACCACACAAGAGGCGGCAGAACGCTGGAATGTTACTGCTGATTCTCTTAAACAAAACTGTAGAGGTCGTGTGAAGAACGGATTTAAAGAAGGCGACTTTAAGAAGTCGGGGAAAATGTGGCTAGTTACACGTCAAGGAATGGAACGATTGTATGGAAAAGAATCCTGTTTAAATCGTGTAACAGAAGACGTGTCAGAAGGTAATTAGCCCTTTAAATCTCTGCAAAATTTGAAATGGTTGCTTAACCGTTGCTCAACCTAAAATGCACAAAATGCAGTAATGGAGCGGATAAATGAACCTTTAAAATACTCTCTTTAAGATTATCTAACTTATTCTTATCAGCGAACCTAAGAATTGCTGCTAACTTAATTAAATCTTCACTATTGTCGGACTTTAAATACCTTATCAAAGTTTTTGACAGTAGCTCGGCAGCGAATTTTATTGTGAGTAATTGATCACCTACCATTGCCTCGTGGCCTGTTGCTATTTGCGTTAGAGCGTCTATCGCCATTTTTGCCTTTTTAGCATTAAGCGAATTTATCACATCCTGGCTTTCAATTAAGTGTGACTTTGGAACGTTAAAATAATTGGCCAAAGCTTCTATTTTATCAATTCTGGGATATGCATTCCCTTTGACCCACTCTGTTAGAGTTGTGTATGAGTAACCTAAATCCGCGCACAACTTATTTCTATCGACCCCTCTAGCTTTCATTAATCTTTGTAGGTTTTTGGCTAGAATTTTCTTGTTTCCTAGATCTGTCTTTTTAGTATTTAAATTTTTCATATTATAGTTCCTCATAACAATTAAAACTTCATTGCCCTCTTGTGTATATTTTACGTCTAAACCGTAAAAAAATCAATAATATACCTAGATTTTACGATTAATTATGAAAATTCTATTTACATTACGATTTAATCGTAGTATAATGGCAAATGTAAAGACGAGATAAAAAAAATGAAAGGAGGTGCAAAATGAAATATACGTTAAAAATGCTTAGGGTATCTAAAAACTGGACACAGCATGAAACTGCGAAAAGAATCGGTGTTTCATCGGACACTTGGGGAAACTGGGAGCGTAAACGATCATTTCCAGACGCCCGATATATCGCAAGGATTCAAGAGGTTTTTGGGGTTCCTTACGACGATATTATTTTTTTATAAGCAATTACGATTTAAACGTAATTGCAGAGAGGAGGGGCAGTAAATGACAGACATGGAAATTTTGTATAACGCTTACCGTGATAGCGGGTTGCAGACTAACGAGGAAATGGAAAATTTACTCGGATGGCCGAACGGTAAGATTAGAACCATGAAAGCTCGACTAAAGGCGAGGGGCCTTATCGACTATGAGTTCGGCAAGTCAGTTACGATTTTAAAGCCGTATCGAGAAGATGTGGAGAAACCAGAAAGCTTCAAAGCAGCTATATACCGAGAGATGTTAGAAGTTTATATGGAGGATTTCCGCAATCAAGATACTTTTAAAGATCGATTACAAGTAGGCCAAGAAATCAGAATGATTTTAAAGGCTATATAAAAGGAGGCGCAAGTATGAGGCAAAAGCAATTTACAACAAGAATGTACAGCGATGCCATACTTGAACGATTAGACGCGTTAGGCATGTCAAAGGCAGATTTAGCTAGATCCGCAGAGATTTCAAGGTCAACATTGAATCGTGCAATTGAAGGGCGTTCAGTCCACATGGGCACAATCGTTGCTATTTGTCACGCTCTTGGGGTTGAGTCCGTCGAGGATACAGACTTTTGGGAGACGGATTATTACAATCCGAAAATTGATGCTATTTAGAGTAAAAGGAGGTTAAGAAATGGTCAATAAAGTTATCTCGGTAACACTCAAATGGCGACTGTACTCGGAATTAGCTTAACTGCGGTCCGTGAAGGAATCGCAAGAGACCGATTTCCATTCGCGTATACCTGGCAGTCGCCAGGTAAGAAATCCCGTAGCTTTGTCATCGACAAAGAGGGGTTTAGAACATTCCTTGTCCATTCGCTTGGATGGGACGCGAAAGTAGTTGATGCGGAGTTTAAATCCGCAGGAATTCATTAGGAAGGATACGTTATGAACTGGAGTAATACACCTTACCGTTACACAATATCTGTAATTAAAGGAATCATAGGTGGGTTCCAACATAGCCTCGACAGAAAATGTAACACAAAACGGTGGGCACTGATGGAACTTGAACAGTTAGGAGCCTCAAATTGGGGATTTTTGAACTTAAAAACGCGCTTAATCGATAGCGCCATCCAAAAAGCCATTAGATACGTTAAAAGTACCGACATGTCAAATTGTCAGGTATCGACTGTGTATCATTCTGGATTTAGGCACGATCCTGGTTATTTTAAAGGTTTAAAGGAGATGTAAATCATGACATGGATTGACGCAGGAATGCATTTAAGCTTTGCTACTGCTGCAGTAGCATCTATTTTATCAATGATGATGTTATAGGAGAAACGTAATTATGAAAGCTATCCCAGTAAACGAAACAGCAATGGCTGCACATCTAAAAGCAATCGAATCTG